CTATGAAGTTGTAGGCATCCCTGGTGGAGATCTTTATGATGTGGTTGACAATCGTGGCATGGTTTTTAGAGGATGCATTTTAGATGAATATAAAGTTGTACGTGTTCCAACAACAGCAGAACTAGTCTTGGAGAAAATAGCGATTATCGAAGGACGATGGAAGACTCATTATGAAAAACAGGTCATGTCCAAGCTGTAGAGCGCAAGGCAGAGACAGAACAGGTAATCATCTCTATCTTATGCGAGATGGAGTTACTTGGCATTGTGATAGATGTCAATATACAGAACGTGAAGGAGAAATTAAAATTGAAATGAACGTGGATGCCATTAGTAAATTCTCTTCATCCTCTATTGACGAACGGAAGATTAAGAAGTCAATAGTAGATGTGTTTAAGGTAAAGATGGGAGTAGATGAAACATCTGGAGAGGTAGATAGTCATTTCTATCCCATTACCAAAGCGGGGAACACCACTGGCTATAAGGTTAGGAAGCTCCCTAAAGAGTTTTATAGTGTTGGAGATACTAAGGGAGCTATTGAGCTTTTTGGACAAGCTGTTATTCCTAAAGGTGGGAAGAAGCTTCTCATTACAGGAGGTGAACTTGATGCGTTGGCTGCGTACCAAATGCTTTTGGATAAGTATCCGAATTTCACACCCTCAGTTGTATCATTACCTAAAGGCGAGAATGCTTCAGCAGTAAAGGAAAACTTGGAGTATGTGTTGTCCTTTCAAGAAGTACTCATCTACACAGATATGGATGAGCCTGGAAGGAAAGCTGCTGAAGTTATTGCTGCTCTTGTAGGCCCCGCTAAAGCTCGTATTGTAAGCACTTCTGAGAAGGATGCTTGTGATATGCTTAAAGCTGGGAAGCAAGCTGAGTTTATCAATGCTTTCTTTAATGCGGAAAAACATAAGCCCAAGGGTATTATCAATGGGAAAGATATTGACCTGGAATCTGTAAAAAGGGCTACTGTCAAGGGGTATGATTTGCCCTACCCCATCCTCAATAGGATGATTGGTGGGTTGCGGAAGGGAGAACTTACTACCCTTACGGCAGGTAGTGGTATTGGTAAGAGTACAATGGCGAAAGAGGTCGGTCATCATCTGCGCTCTGCTCATGATCTCACCGTTGGTAACCTCTTCCTAGAGGAAACTTTAGAGAAAACTATTCAAAGCTATATTGCCATTGATAATAATGTTCCTCTTGCCATGCTCAGGAAGAATCCTGCTCTTTTAACAGATGAGCAATGGCAAAAATCCTTTGAAAGGATAATGGGAAATGACAAATGGTATGCTCTCCAACATTTTGGGTCGTTACCGACAGATGAACTCCTTGCGAAAATGCGCTATCTGGCGTATGGTGCTGGGTGCGACTTTATTATTCTGGATCACCTCTCTCTCGTATTTAGTGGTCAAGCTAACGATAATGAGCGTATTGCTATAGATAATGCAATGACTGAGCTTGCCGCATTCTGTAATGAGAGTGGAGTGGGTATTATTACAGTTGTTCATCTTAGTAGAAACAAGGCTAAGGGTAGTTTCAATGAAGGTGCGGAAATTAGTTTGAATGATCTTAGGGGTAGTGCTGCATTAGAGCAGCTATCCTGGAATGTTCTTGGACTTGAACGTAGTCAACAAGCGGAGGATGAAGAGGCTAAAAATACATCTCGTATTCGCATTCTAAAGGCCAGGGAAACAGGTTTCACAGGTATGGCTGATGAATGTATCTATGACTTCACTACAGGGAGACTTCTTCCTAAAACTGGTATTTCCCTTTCTTACTGAGGATTGTTATGAAAACTCTTATTGCTGCAATGATGTTGTCCGGTAGCGTACAAGCTAGTGATTATGACTATATGAGTATGTATAGCCATACCAATAGCTCTGCTCAAAGCACAGCAGTAGCCGTTAGCGGAGGGAATAGTCAAACTGTTACAATGAAAGATAGTGGTAAGATGCACTATTCCGGTGGATATGAACTGGAAAATGTACCTGATGTCATGGCCCCTAATGTCTATCCTACCAGTCCTTGTATGGGTAGTAGTAGTATTGGTGGTGCTGGTGTTGGATTTGGTATCAGCTTTGGTACTAGTTGGGAAAGTGAAGAATGCCAACTTAGGGAAACTTCCCGCTCTTTTGCAAGTATGGGAATGAAAGAGGATGCTATTGCCATTCTTTGTACTTCAGAATATGCAAAAAATGCACCATCTTGTAAAGGAAAATAAATGAATGCAAGCAGTAGGGCCGATAAATTGATGCTGACACCAATGAATGATGTGCCAGCACCAGCAATAGCCTACGCTAAGTACCTAGGAAAGAAATACGGCATGTGTGGGGAGGTATACATGACGGCCTTCGCGCACTACGCGGAGTGTTATGAGGGTGCTGAAAAGAGCGTTGATAACCTCTACGTTGCTGACAACGAAGCCCGTGCATTTTTCTCCGGCTACCGGGCCGCTATTATGGTCGAATGTGATAAACTGAACAAGAGGGAAGCATGAACCGAGACGACATTATCCGTGTGGCGCGTGAAGCAGGGTTTGCCGAATGGTACGGCACAGATGACCCACAATTTTTAATCGTAATCGAACGCTTCGCCACTCTGATTGCTGCATATGAGCGCGAGGAATGTGCAAAGGCGTGTGAACAGGTTGCTGCGAATCCATCGAGTTTATGGGAGGAAGCAGGATGCTGGGCGCATTCTTCCGAAAATTGCATTGCAGCTATCCGTGTAAGGAGTGAGAAATGAAGCACTTACCGGCACTTGGTTATACGATCCCACTCTACCGCTACCCCGCACCAATCCCTGAAGGCTGGCAGCTTGTGCCGAAAGAGCCGACAAAAGATATGTCGGATGTATTTTGGTCTGCATATATCCCAGCCCCAGATGGTATAGCACAGTCATGCTCCTTTGAGGACTTTCATGACTTTTGCTATATGTATAAAGCCATGCTCGCCGCAGCACCTAAATATGGGGAGTAATCGAAATGACTGGATATAAAATTGGGATGGCTGAAGAAGCTGTAATCGCAAACCTGACTGCAAAGCTGGCCGAGAGCCAAGCAAGGGAAGCGAAGTTGCGGGAGGCACTTGAATATATGATTGCTGAAGCAAAACTGACAGGTTTTCAGTATGAAGTATGCCGCCAAGCTGTAAACGAACCCCAAGACGACACAGCCTTAAAAGAATACCGCAAAAAGGTGTTGCTTGAGGCGGCTGATGGATTCGGTGACTCGGAAGTAATTGGGATATTGCGCAGAATGGCGGAGGAATAATTATGAACAAACATCCACTTAGTAATGTTTTTCATGTGTATGATGAAAACAAAAGAGTGCTAGGAGAAGCTCTAAAAATGGCTGGCGGCGATCCAACATTTATCTTTCAATTACCAGAATGGAAACAAGTAATGTATGTCTTAGCAAGTAACAAAATTCTAATTAATGCAATTAATTATAGGGAGTTTTAGACTATGGCTGGATGTTATGGTAATAGTCCTGAAGATCGGTACTTTGAAGCTAGGTTGTTTGAATATCTGGCTGAACAGGAAGAGGAGGAAGAAGTAGACCTTTTTAATGAGGAGATGACAGATGCTTATTGGGAAAATGTGTTTGATAATCTTCCTCTTGATACCAACCCATCAACCCCAGAAAAATAATCCACCACAGGGCTTCCTAGACTGTGCATTTACTACTGGAGGAGTCTATGTTTGCCGACCGTAAACAGCAAGAAACACTCTTAACGAGTACTGCTCGTAGGAAATGGGTACAATTGAAAGGAGAAGGAGCTATTTTACAAAATATTACCTATAAATTCTATCATCCTACTAAAGGTGTAGGTACAATAGACGATTGGGGAAAGATAGTGTGGCAACATGACTACGTTAATCTTTGATATTGAGGCAGATGGTTTCCTCTATGAAGTATCAACTATCTGGTGTTTGGTAGCTTATGAAGTTGAAACACAAACTTACCACATTTACCATGTTGACACAGAGGGGGGAGTATGCTACCCTAAAAAACATATACTACATACTATAGATAGTATACTTTCTCTTCTTTCTACCTCTACTATAGTAGGTCATAATGTTTATAGTTATGATCTACCAGTATTAAGTAAATTATACAATTTTCAGTATACTCCTTCAGTTGAGCGATACCAGGATACCATTATCATGTCTAGGCTTTTCTACCCGGATAGGGATGGACATTCCCTGGAGGATTGGGGAGAGAGGCTAAAATACCCTAAGGGGGGTCATACAGACTTTTCCAGGTTTTCTAAAGAGATGCTCACCTATTGTATACGAGATGTAGATATCACCTATCGAACTTGGTTGCATCTTAAAGAAGAAGCTGGAGATTGGGATTGGAGTAGGTCACTTCTCCTTGAGTATAGTATGCAGCACATTCAAACTAAACAGGAAACCAATGGTGTACTATTTGACAAAGATAAAGCTGAAACTCTTCTTGCTAAAATTCAACTTGAAATTGCTGACATTGAGGCTAAGGTTATTCCCGCCGTTCCCCAAAAAGTAGTAGATATGGGGGAGGTGAGAAAGCCTTTCTTGAAGAGCGGAGAGTATAGTGAAATTACAAAGAGGTGGCTTAATGTTTAGAGCATGGCCGAAAATCCCTCGTTTAGAAAACGAGATTTATTATATTACTGAGAAGATTGATGGTACTAACGGGGCTATTATTATTCAAGATTCTGCTGTAGAAGATGGAAAAATATTGGCTAGGGCTAATAGCTTCTACATCTGGGCACAATCCCGTACCCGTCTAATTACTCCAGAAGACGATAACTTTAGCTTTGCTAAATGGGTAAAAGATAATGCAGAACAGCTTATCTCTGACCTTGGAGTAGGATATCATTATGGAGAATGGTGGGGTAAAGGTATTAACCGGGGTTATGGGCTAGAAGAACGTAGGTTTAGTCTGTTTAATCCAACTAAACATTCTGATGTTTGTTATCATGTTCCACATCTAGTTACCGTAGGAAATCATCGAGAACTACATGATTGGATTAATGTAGAGTGTGAAAGACTTGTTGAGGAAGGCTCCCTTGCTTCTCCAGGTTATATGCGACCAGAAGGTTTGGTTATATATGCTGAGAAAGCTAAAACTTATTGGAAAGTGATTATTGACAAATGACTCTCGTAGGTGGACCATTCTGTAGACTGAAGTATGAAGCTATAAATTTAAATAGTAGTCAGGCTGTCAAAGAATATCTCTTATCTAAAGGGTGGATACCTACAACTTACAATTATCGTAAGGATAAATCTGGCTACTTGGTTAAGGATGAAGATGGTAATCCAATTCCTACAAGTCCTAAACTTACAGAAGATAGCTTCGATAGTGTCAAAGGTGATATTCCTAAGTTGGTAGCACGGAGGAATATTCTTATTCATCGTCAGCGTATGCTGAAGAATACGAGAAGGGATGGTGAAGAGAAAGGTTTGTTGAATGCAGTGAGAGAGGATGGAAGGGTTGAGGCTAGACTGATACCACAGTCAACGAACACTGCCAGGGCTACTCACTCTATTGTTGTAAATATACCAAGCATCGAAGCTACTTATGGTGCAGAGATTAGAGAGTTATTTACTGTACCAGAAGATAGTTTCTTGCTTGGTATTGATGCCCAAGCGTTGGAAGCAAGGTGTATCTCTCATTATCTTTTAGGGTATAAAGGTGGTGATGAAATTGCTGACTTACTTTTGCATGGAGATATTCATCAGGAGAATGCTAACTTATGGAATTGTTCCAGAAAACATGCAAAAAGTCCATTCTATGCGCTCCTCTTCGGAAGTCAAATACCTAAGTTTAGTAGCACTTTAGGTGTAGATATTATCACAGGAGCTAGGTATTTTAATGCTTTCTGGGATAGGTATAAACCACTTGAGCTTTTTAAAGACGATTTGATTAAAGCTTGGGAAGCCCGAGGAGGGAAGAAAGGGGGTTTCCTACGGGGTTTAGATGGCAGAAAGCTTTTTGCTAGAAGTCAACATTCTCTAGTAAATCTTATGATCCAGTCTACAGGCAGTATTTATGTAAAGACTGCTCTTGCTTTCATAGATAAACGTATTACACAATATAATATTCCTGCTAAACGTGTAATCTGGATGCACGATGAGGCTCAAATAGAATGTAAAAAAGGTTATGAAAATGAGTTAAAGGAACTTTGTGAGAAGAGTTTCTTGGATGCAGGTAAGTACTGGAAACTTCGTGTCCCTATGACAGGAGAAGCTAAGATAGGGAGGGACTGGAAAGAAACACATTGATGCTTGACACAATCTGTTGTTGCTGTATAATCTTATGTAGGAAGCAAGCTTCCTGTACAACCACTGAGGAACTAAACAAATGGCACTGAACTTCTCTGAGACTAAAAAGCGTGTTGATTATGGCCGTGTTGAAGACGGCACCTACCCAGCACGGGTAGTACGTATTATCGACTTTGGTTTGCAGTATGCTACTGACTTCAAAACTGGTGAGGTCAAGAAGTATGATGATGGTAATGATGTAATCCAACATAAGGTGTGGATTGACTTTGAACTTCCCACCGAGACCATCGACATTGATGGGGTTAAGAAGCCCCGTTGGTACGGGAAGGAATATACGGTGAGTAGTCATGAGAAGGCAGCTATCCAGGCTCTCCTGAAGGCTGCTGATCCCGATGGGAAGGCTACTATGAAGGGTAAGAATGTAGTGGGGCTTCTTGGACTCCCTGTAATGCTCACTATTGGTAGTACTTCCACAGGTAAGGCTAAGGTAGCTGGTATCACTCGCCTTATCAAGGGTATGAGTGTTGATCCCCTAGCTAATCCTACCCTCTTCTTTGACTTGGATGAAGCCACCTATAAGGACTTTGAACTTCTCCCTGAGTGGATGCAGAAACGTATTAAGGATGGTGTAGATTTTGAATCCACGGGCTTGTATAAGAAGTTTAATAGTATGTCGGATATTGAAGAGGATAGTCCTTACTAAAGATTAATGGGCACTGAGTGTGGATTAAGCATAGACGTGGCTGCTGGGCTTCTGGTGGCTTACTTTGCAAAGACGTACTAGCTCCAACAGTGCCCACCCTGCCACTCTAGCTCAATGGTAGAGCCGTTGATTTGTAATCAACAGGTTATCAGTTCAAGTCTGATGGGTGGCTCCAAACCCTTGTAGTTAAATGGATATAACAGAGGTCTTCTAAACCTCTATTCCAGGTTCGATTCCTGGCGAGGGTGCCACTTTTAGGAGAAGAGATGAATAAAGATGAAGCGTATGAAGTAATTGATGAAAGTCTCGGTGGGTATTTGTGTGAGGATTGTCCTTACTACATTGTAGGTATTGACCCTCCTGAGTACGGAGATGTGTTCCCCAAGCAATGGAAAGATTGTTGTGTAGATAATCCTTTTCATTGTCCTTACGTCGATATGGAGGTAAATAGTGGCTAAGGTTACAGTGTTTCTTGATTGCCCTTCTATAGCTCATTACTACTCTGGAGATGAAGATATCCCTGGTGTATTTGTAGGAACTTTTGAGGAAGGTCGTAAGAAAATCATTGACAAACTCCATGCTTACATTAAGCAGTTGGAGTCTGTTACCTATAGCGATTGGAAAAAGAATCATGGTGTGCTATGATTAATTATGATTTGGCTAGGAGGAGGGGTCTCTCTCCTGAAACTATTGCCGAGATTGAAAAGCTACAGGAATATAGAGAAGACCTAGGTAAACTCTACCTAAATAAGAGTATCTCTGTTGTCCAGTATAGGGAGCTATGGACAGAGAATGAGTACGACTTGCAAGACCTTTGGGGTTTTGCTCTCAATAGTAACTATCATATGTTCTGGAGAATGGCAGGTTGTACTTGTCCTAAGATGGACAATGAAGATGCTTGGGGTACGGGATATCAGGTATACGCTAATGATTGCCCTATACATGGAGGTTTCGTATGACAGATATCTATACTCCTCGTCTTCATGGTAAGACTATCTACGAATGGACTCAGCTAGGGCTCTTCACTATGAAGGATATTAAAGCTTATGCTGAGAAAGAGAAGGCTCAACTTGAGTTGCCTTTTGATGAGGATCGAATTGACATTATAGGAGCCAATGGGAATACGGGAGATCATTATGGAAAAGTATGAACAACCTGGAGAACGTCTTCATAGTAAAGTACCTACAGACAAGTATAAAGAAGCATATGATCGTATCTTTGGCAAGAAGCAATATTGGTATGAGAAGGTTCTAGAGAGAGAAAAAGATGAACATCATACGGAAACTCAAGAAGACAAATGAAGAAATCTATGAAGGAAACATTCGATCTGACTTCTCTACAACTCGAACAGTAGTTGTAGCTACTATCATTGAAGGTTGCTTTTGTATCCTTTGGCCTTCTTTCTGGAGTAAGAAATGACAATCAAAGAACTGAGGGTCTTCTTACAGGAACTTGAGAACAATTGGACAGATCATGATGAAGAATATTTTGGAAAGTTTGAGGATCAAGGAGTTTTTGTAGATGGTTTCAAAAAGGATGGAACCTACGGTGGATTCGCTTATGCGAAATTTTGGTATTGCGGAGAGTTTGGGGTAATGATTACTGCAGATGAGAGATATTATGAAACGCCAAAGACTCCAGTACAAACCGATTGAGGGTACAGTAGCTTTATTGGATGGAGATATAATTGTTTGGAGGATTGGGGCGACTACTCAAGATGTTGATGAAAAGATTGCTCTCTCTCGTATTAATTCCTATCTGGATAATATATTATTTTACAGTGGTGCTAGTGATTATGTTATCTATCTTACTGGAAACAATAATTACAGAAAAGTAATTTATCCTGAATACAAAGCCAATCGTACTCAAGAGAAACCTAAACATTATGAACTGATTCGTGAATACCTCATGAATCATGAAGCTGCTGTAATGTGTGAGGAGGAAGAGGCTGATGATGTTATTGGGTATTCCCAAACAGAGAGTACTATCATCTGCACGATAGATAAGGACCTCGACCAGATTCCTGGAAGACACTTTAACTTCGTAAAGAATAAGCATTATGAAGTGACAGAAGATGAAGGTCTTGCTTTCTTCTATTCTCAATTGTTGACAGGGGATAGGGTAGATAATATCCCTGGTCTTCCTAAAGTAGGCCCAGCTAAAGCTAAGAAAATTCTAGGAGAGTGGACTGATGAACAAGATGCTAAAACAAAAACTCTTGAAGCCTACAAAGAATTCTTGGGATTGGACGAAGAGAAAGCAAGAGAGAGAATTAACCTCATCGGGAGATTGTTATGGATCAGGAAAGTTCCCGAAGAAGTTTGGACATTCTAAGTGAATTGGACTGAGGGCCGGAAGAAAGGCTACATCACTTCTACCCTTCGTAAGGGGTTTACTCGATGGCCTGCCAAGTATGAAGCTCTTAAGCAAGCTATGGTTGGTAGGAAGCTCAATAAGAAGACAGGAAGGATGGCTGCACATTATACCTGTGCTATATGCCATAAACACTTTATCTCTACTGAGATACAAATAGATCATGTAGCCCCTGTTGTAGATGTTAAGAAAGGGTTTGTCTCTTGGGATGTTTATATTGAGCGTCTCTTCTGTGAAGCATCTAACCTCCAAGTAGTATGTATCCCTTGTCACAAGAAGAAGTCCGCTGTAGAAAATAAGGAAAGGAAGAAGAAATGAAGACCTTTCTTATTAGCGATACCCACTTCGGGCATGCTAATATCTTAACATTTAAGAATGAGGATGGTTCTCCAGTTCGTTCATTTGCATCCCTGGAAGAGATGAACGAAACAATGATTGACAACTGGAACAAAACTGTGGGAAAAGAGGATAAGGTTTATCACCTAGGTGATATATTATTCACTAAGAAGTGGCTTGACCTCATCCTACCTCGTCTTAATGGAACTAAAGTGTTAATTAAGGGTAACCATGATACGTTAAAACTTAGTCAATATCAGCAGTATTTCAAGGATGTTAGGGCATACTGGATACTAGATAAATTTATTCTTTCTCATATCCCTATTCACCCCGAAAGTCTTTCCCGTTGGAAAGCTAACATTCACGGGCATTTACATGGCAAATCTTTGGAGGATTTCCGATATAAGAATGTTTCTGTGGAAGTGATTAATTATACCCCTGTTGATTTTGAAGAAATTAGGAGCAGTTATGAAATGGTATGAAGACCTCTTTGCTTGGGCTGCCATATTCCTAGTAGGTGCAGCCGCTTCTCTTGGTATGTATTTTGTAGGGAAGTATGAGGTAGTTGAGAGTTGTAAACATTATGGAGCCTATGTTATCTCTGACAAGGAGAGTATTCTTTGTGTAGTTAAACCTATGATTAAAGAGAATCAGGGAGAGCTACAATATCTCCGTCCTAATGGAAAGAAAGTAATTCAAGTGAAAGGTCTCTAATGAAGGTTCATGCTGTTATTCCTGACGTTCAAGCCAAACCTGGGAACAACTTTAAGTTCCTAGAGCGGGTCGGTCATTATCTAGCTGACAAGAAGCCAGATGTTATTGTCCAAATTGGAGACTTTGCTGATATGGAGTCTCTAAGCTCTTATGACAAAGGTAAGAAGAGCTTTGAGGGTAGGAGCTACACTCGGGACATTCAAGCTGCTACAGAGGCTATGAGGTGCCTTCTTGGGCCTATTGTGGAGGAGCAAGCTAGGCTGAAGAGGAACAAGGAGAAGCAGTGGAATCCTCGTCTTGTTCTTACCCTTGGTAACCATGAGGAGCGTATTAATCGAGCCATTGAAGAAGATAGGAAACTAGATGGCCTTATTTCTGTTTCTGATTTGCCTTATGCTGGTTGGGAAGTGTATCCCTTTCTTGAGCCAGTAGAAATTGATGGTGTTTTCTATTGCCACTATTTCCCAACGGGTGTTCTAGGTAGGCCTGCTGTTACTGCTAGTGCTATGGTTAGTAAGCTACATGCAAGTTGTATTGCAGGACACCAACAAGGTAAACAAGTGGCTTATGGAAAACGTCCAGATGGTTCTATGATAACCTGTATCATAGCTGGCTCTTGCTATGAGCATACAGAGGCTTATTTAGACCACCAGAGTAATAAACATTGGAGAGGTATTATTATGCTACATGAGGTAAATAATGGAACTTTTGATGAGATGTTTGTTTCTCTTGGTTATCTGGAGAAGAAATATGGGTGACTGTTCAGATATTCTTAAAGAAGATGAAGCTACTTCCTGGGACTATGTTTTAGAAGACATTGCTAAAAGGGAAAGGATGGGTTATAATAAGTATGGTAAGTACCTTACAGCAAGTACAAATGAGGACATGCTGAATCATGCTTATAACGAAGCTCTAGACCTTGTAGTCTATCTTCGTACGCTTCTGCTTCAGAAAGAAACAGACTATAACCCCCATCTCTAAGGAAACTTAATGAAATTTGAACGAGTATCTATCCACATTACCAATCATGATGAAAATAATGCAACTGTTAAACTAGAATTCTTTCCTCCCCTTCCCGAAGATGAAAACGATATTGAAGAGCAACCTTGTTTGAATGTCCTTGACATGCTTCTGGATACGCTCACTGAGCTGGGGGAGGCTGATCCACAGGTGGAATACTTGCAATGACTTTTCTAGAGTTGTGTGAGAAGCTTTCTATGGAGGAGGAGACTATTCTCCTTGAGTTGTTGGAGATTACCAGTGAAGAGATTGTCGAAAGATTCCTCGACCGGATCGAAGAAAAACAAGAGACCCTCCGATGGAAAGAAGGATTTGAAGACTCCACCTCCGAGGAAGATGAGGGAACTTCTGAATAATCGGGAATGGGATTGTGAATTGAAAGAAATGTATAAAGGGATTAATAGTGGAACTACCTAGTCTTTACCAGCAAATTATTCATCTATCTCGTTATTCGAGATTTATTCCTGAAAAGAATCGAAGGGAGACTTGGGAAGAAACAGTTGATAGGCTAATCACTTATCTTGAAACTAAATCACAGGATCAAGCAAACAACCCAGCTTTCTATAAAGCGATGGATGCTATTAAGTCTGCTATCCTCAACCTAGAGATTATGCCCTCAATGCGTCTCCTGATGACAGCAGGAGAGGCTTGTGAAAGAGACAATATCTCTGCTTACAATTGCTCCTATCTTGCTGTAAACAATAAGAGAGCATTCTCTGAAGCTCTTTACATTCTCATGAATGGTACAGGTGTTGGGTTTAGCTGTGAAAGGCAAGAGGTTGCAAAACTTCCTCCTATTCCTTTTGAACTTAAAAATGTTGATGATGTCATTGTCGTAGGAGATAGTAAACTTGGATGGGCTAAGTCCTTTAAAAAGCTCTTGTCCTCATTGTGGGAAGGAGACATACCATCTATTGACTATAGTAAGGTACGTCCAGCAGGGGAACGACTTGTTACCTTCGGTGGACGGGCTTCTGGACCTGAACCTCTGCGGAGATTGTTCGACTTTACTGTGGAAACTTTTAAGCGAGCAAAGGGTAGAAAACTTAATAGCCTTGAAGTCCACGACATGATGTGTATGGTTGGAGAGATTGTCGTAGTAGGCGGGGTAAGGCGTAGTGCCCTCATCTCTCTTTCTAATCTCTCTGATAGGCGTATTGCTGAAGCTAAGAGTGGTGCATGGTGGGAAGCCAACCCTCAACGATCCTTGGCTAACAATAGTGTGGCTTATACGGAGAAGCCTGATGCTACGACTTTCATGGAAGAATGGCTCACTCTGGTTAAATCTAAAAGTGGAGAGCGTGGAATCTTTAACCGAGAGGCTTCACAGAAGCAGGCAAGTAAATGGGGTAGACGTAGCCCCCTACTCTCGTATGGAACTAACCCGTGTAGTGAAATAATCCTACGAGACAAGCAGTTTTGCAATTTAACCGAGGTAGTAGTACGTGCTTCCGATACCTTTGAAGACCTAAAGCGAAAGGTAGAGTTAGCTACCATCCTCGGAACTATTCAATCTACCCTCACAAACTTCCAATTCCTGAGTGAAGAGTGGAAAAAGAACACCGAAGAAGAAAGACTTCTTGGGGTGAGTCTTACTGGTATTATGGATCATCCTATTCTTAACTTTACTTATAAGACAGATGCTTATGGTAATGCTATTGAGTTGGATAAACAACTAGAAGAACTTAGAGATATTGCAAGGGGTGTAAATGAAGAGTGGGCGGGTAAACTTGGTATTCCTGCCAGTGCTTCAATTACTTGTGTAAAGCCTTCTGGTACTGTTAGCCAACTTGTTGATAGTGCCAGTGGCATTCATGCTCGTCATAATCCGTATTATATTCGCCGCATCCGAATGGATAAGAAAGACCCTATCTACTCATTTCTAAAGGATCGTGGGGTTCCCGTAGAGGATGAAGCTTTCCGTCCGGAGAGCACAGCAGTATTTAGTTTTCCCATGAAGGCCCCCGAAGGTGCTGTGTGTCGTATGGATAAAACTGCTATTGAGCAGCTTGAGCTATGGCTGACTTACCAACGTCATTGGTGTGAGCATAAACCATCAGTCACCATCTCCGTAAAAGATGATGAATGGATGGAAGTAGGAGCTTGGGTATGGAAGCATTTTGATGAGATGTCTGGAGTATCCTTCCTTCCTTTCTCTGACCATACTTACCAACAAGCACCCTATGAAGATTGTACTAAGGAGCAATATGAAACACTTCTTGCTCAAATGCCTACAATTAGTTGGGAGGAGTTTATTGAAGAGGAGGATAACACAGAGGGTATGCAACAACTAGCTTGTACTTCTGGAGCTTGTGAAATATGAGTTGCATAAAACAGTGTAAACTCTCTCCCTGTGGCACCTATTGTTTAGGTTGCAAACGAACTATGAAAGAGATTAGAGATGCGGGTAGCAGTCGTCGGAAGCAGGAGTATAAGTGATTCTTCTCATGTTTTTTCTCATATCGCTCGGTTTATCAAAGACCATACTTTTGGCTCTGTGGTACTTATTTCAGGAGGTGCTTCCGGGCCAGATAGTCTAGCTAAAGCTTATGCTAAAACTCATGGCTTAGACTTTATTGAGTTCCTACCTTACTTTAGGTTGGAGAAAGGAGGGAAGTTTGACGCTAGAGACTTCTATATCCGCAATATGCAAATTATTGATAATTGCGATAAGGTCTTAGCTTTTTGGGATGGTGTAAGTAGTGGAACTGAGCACGCAATTAAGTATGCTCAGAAACACAATAAACCAGTAATGATTATTAAACAATAAAGGAAATTATATGAATTTTGGACAAGCATTAGAGGCAATGGAATCCGGTGATAAAGTTTGTAGAGAAGGTTGGAATGGCAAAGGTATGTTTCTTTTTCTCGTTCCCGGAAGTCGATTTATTGTAAATCGTCCTCCTCTCTTAGGTATCTATCCTCCCGGCACAGAGGTAACTTATCATGCACACGTAGACATGAAAACCGCTCAGGGGGACGTAGTTCCTTGGCTCTGTTCCCAAACAGATATGCTAGCTAAAGATTGGATGATTATTAAGTAAGCTTCTTGGGGGAGGGCATCTTGCCTTTCCCCTTTTTCTTTTTACAGGCCATCACTGGTTATCTCCACTAGTTCTTTCCTTAAAAGCTTCTGTGATATGTCCCATAAAGAGTGTCTCTATCTTATCTAGTTTTAACAAGACTGTTTTATACATATCCTTAAAATCTGCTTTACCTACATACTCCTTCGGTAGGTTAACTTCAAGTTGTTTCAAGTCTTCTCTCAATTTAGTTTGTGCATCCCATAGAGTTTTGACAAACCATCCAATAACACCAGTGATGACATAAGCCCCCCATTGCACTAGTTCTTCCATAACACTCCCTTTATTTTTCTATAAGTCGCAACAGCACGGTGCATCATTCTTACTCTTAATGTAGGCATCCCTATGCTCTCCATTGCCTCCCTAAAGAGATTGTCTGCATCTTCTCTTGGGATGGATTGGGTGTCACAATAATAGTCATGTAGTACGGCTGGACGATGGGCGGTATTACCTGTAAACCAATAGGCAAAGGGTAGGCGAGGTACAGAGGCAAAGTCACAAGAATAACCGGTAGGTACAACATGCATATTTCCCTTCTTATCTTCATAAATAAGTTTATCCCAAAGTCGCCATTCTCCCTGACCATTATTAGCTAGGTCATCTACCAACTCTACTCTTAGAGGTGTTAAAAATCCATTCATTTCATTCCCTCATGGCTCAAACTAAAATGGTTAAAGTCTTTGAATCTTCCACCCCAGGTGCCTCCTTGAAGCTCCCACCATTCTCCTAGCTCTTTATAACCTTTCTCTCCCCGAAGGTATACACCCTCTCTAAAGAGATTAAGGTCGATAGCTAGTCTAATCTTATGGCAGGACTTCGGATGTCCATAACCTTTAGACTCTCCTACCTCTCCATATACTCTAGGGTCTCTATATGCATCCCCTAGTGTCACTTCATATCCAAGCTCAAAAGCCCTTGCAATGAGGGTGGCAACCATCTGAGCAAACTTCACTTGTTTCTGTCTAAGCGTCATAACCAACCCATTAGCATAAAGAGAGCTTCTTCATCATCTTCCTCGCTTACAATAAGAGGTGAAGACGATTGAATCTTCTTAACAGCAGATGCAAGAACTTCTGCAATCTCTCTTGGGGAGACATTCTCTGTAGGTGGAAGGAATACTTTTTCAAGTACTTCTACCTTTTGTTCTTCTTTAGGTTTATATTGATAGAACTCAGGAAGATTCTTCCAAAGTTCCTCTTCTCTCTTTCTCTGTCCAGCACCAAACTGTTGGCAGCATGGGTTCCCGCAACTGATCGACAAAGCCTCGATCTGGTCGATCTTGGCGAGATATGCCTGTCCCTGCGGGTGCGCCCAACAAGCGGCGACGATTGCGGCAATGGTGACGGCGTTCATGGCCATGTCAGCAGGTGATGCGGGCGATGATCTCGTCGAGCTTGGCGTGGGCGGCCACGGCGGCGGGGTCGGCCCACACGGCGGCGGCGATGGCGTCGAGATCGGCAGGGGTGAGCGTCATAGCCCCACCATAGACACCTTCCGCATCCGAGCCAGATAGCGTAATGCTTCCAGCTTCGGCAACAGCCAGCCAAGTGCGAATCCCTACGGCAGCCGAGCCAGTGAGGACGATGCTGCCCGCTTCAGCCGTTGCCGGGATATTGCGAATACCCGAAGCATCCGAGCCGGTAAGGGTGATGATTCCAGCGCCAGCAGCCGCCAAGCGGTCATAAGTGCCAACTGCGGCAGAGCCGGACAGTGTGATGCTTCCAGCATCGGCGGCGGAGGTGTAAGCACCCGAGCCAGCCTTTACGCCTGCGGCATCCGATCCCGTAAGGGTAATCGAGCCAGCACCGGCAACGCCAAGCCATGTACGCAGGGCGGCAGCATTGGAGCCGGTAAGGGTTATGGAACCAGAAGCGGCAACACCAGCCAAAGCTCGTACTGCATTGGCGGCGCTTCCTGTCAGGGTGATGCTGCCGGATGCGGCTACTCCGGCCAGGGCGCGAACACCGTTTGCTGCTGATCCGGTTAGAGTGATGCTTCCGCTATCGGCGGCGGAAGGATAGTTGGTTGGTGTACCACCCCCGAAATACAGTACAGACTTGCGCGGTTTGAAGATTTGCCAAGGGTCAATCGTCAGAGAGCATATTTGGCTATCTTCTAAACACCTATCAAATAACAAAACAGCCACTAATTTACCGGCTGCGATAGCACTATCTCTGGATGACCCTAGTTTTATCCTCCCTGCGCCGCTACTGCTTGTCAGTGGATTGCTTGTAAAGCTAATTTCTGAGTTTTTAACGCCATCGGCAAATAACCTGCTTACGCTTCCGTTATAAGAAAAAGCGTGGGCGACAAGAGAATCCCTAATCTTGTCATAAGACAATGTCGGATGCTTTACGGATAATGTGCCGTGTTGTATAACAACGGCATTAGTCCCGTTGTCGCGCTGTATATGGATAGAGTTTGTTGTTGTGCTGTTTGTAGTCTTTGCAAAACTACCGCCCCATGTTGAAAAATCCCATCCATAACCAACGACGACAACTGTATAGTTTTTTATATTGCTAAGACGGTCATTGATACGATAATGATCGTAAGCAGAGCCGGGATAATTCCGAGCCAATCCATATTTGGTTCCTACATTCGTAGGCGAGCCAACAGTTGCGGTTAGTGTGTTGGACTTAAAATATGCGTCAACGCTTGGGTAATATGCAGGAAAAAATACGCCGCACAACCCGGCCGTTAAAAAAGATTCCTTTATATCACCCCCAGGCTTTACATCAGCCCTCACTCTTGGCGGGAGAATCAACGAGGACATTACTGGCCCTGGTAGTAGATCGGGGTCAGGTCAAAGCGGAAGTTTGAATCCGTGGCGTTGGTAGTAGCTCCGCTGGCGTTGTAGCCGACAATGGAGAGATAGCGCATGTGATGCTCAAATACGCCGGAAGCCACGCACTTTTCCGAAGCGGCGGCGTTCTCTGAAGTCACATAGCCGATAAACTTGAGGTTGCGGCGCATATCCACATCGCCGAGAGCGGCATCGGAGCTGCCAATATCCCCGTCGATTTGAGTGGCATCAGCATCCGGCGCACCGGCCACATACAGTTCCAGTCCCAAGCCCTGAGTCGGGGTGGCCTGGAATTGCACCTCGCACGACCAATAGAACATATAGGGCCGGGGAGATGCGCCCAGGTCTTTCTGTGCCGAGACACGCCCGTTTGCGGTGGCGATACCTTCCATCGAGAAGGCCACATCAGCGCCAGCTTCCCCGTTGAACAGTAGCGCCGTTCCGGTCTTTACATAGGCTTCATTGGCCATGACCTACTCCTTACGGGTTCTTGTTCAGCGCCGTGGCGATGTCGTCAATCGACAAGCTGCCCACGTAGTTCAACTTGAGCGCGGTCACGGTATTGGTGGTGGCGCTGGTTCCGCCAAGATACGCTTCGCCTCGCGTGGCCTTGCGGCGCATGTCTTGCAGGATGGCAACAGAATCACTGGTTCCCCAAATATCCACGACCGCGCTCCGCATCTTGTTGCGGGAGCCATTAATCGGGGCATTGTCGATCACCAGTTGCCAAGCATCGCGTTTACCTGCGGTGAGGTTGTCGAACTTGGAAATGTTCGTGGCCTCGAACAACGTGGACTTTTCCACCACATCGGCCCAAGCATCCGTAGCGGACAGCCCGTTGCACCATTCGACGAGGTAGGTAATGTTACCGATGGCGACGGCATCAATCACGCCTTGATTGGTTTCGGCGCGGAGGGCTGCGGCTAGTGTGGTTTTTTGGTTGTTTGTCAGCATGGTCGGCTCCTATCAGGCAATCGTGAACACAGTGCCCATCGTGGCGTCAGCCCCGAAGGTAATCGTGAAGGTCTCACCCGTTGCAAGGTTGACGGCGGAACCGTGGTCCCAGTAGCAGATCAGCTTGTCGCCGGTGCTGGTGTCGTTGTAGAGGCCATAGTACTGGAAGGTGGGGACTGCGCCCGTGGCCGTGACGACCAGGGCGTCCGCCGCGAAAGTGCCCGTTCCGCCGCTCTCGGTGTATTGCTTGGTGATAGTCGGAGCCGCTCCACCTGAAATGTTGGTGTAGGCAATCTGCGTGATATCCGCCAATTCATCACCCGTTGCAGCCGTGGGGGCGGTGTTGGTGAGGAACAACTTGATCGTGTCGCTGGAAAGGTCGTGAATGCCCTTGCCAAGCTGTTCTTTGAAATCCTGGAAGAAAACGAGTGAGGCCATGTGATTCTCCTATCAGTGAATTCCGAAAATCTTGGGTATAACGACGCCGCCCAGCAGCCCCACCACACCCGCGATCCAGGCAAAGACCCAGCCGTTGACCAGCTTGCTGATCGGGGCCTGGTCTTCCAGCTTCTTAAAACGCTCGTCAGCACCATCCATGTGCTTTTCCAGCCGCTCGGCAAGCTTTTCGATGGCGCTGAATGCGCGCTCTACTGCCTCGCCGTTGTGGGTGAGTGCGACCTCCAGCCTGGCAACCTGGACCATAGCTTCGGCCAGGCGGCCTAAGGCTTCCTCGGTGCGGGTAAGACCACTTTCAATGCGGGACAGGCGGGCGTCAAGATCCAGAGTGGTCATCGGACCCCCCGGTGTAATCCAGCCCGCAAGGTGCCAAGCCCCAGCGCGGTCATGCCGGCGTTGATGGCGTCAAGCAGTGTCAGGTCACCCACCGCATAGCCGGCGACAGCGGCCAGCAGGCCGACGATGAGCACCTGCATGATGGTGCCGATGTGTTGCTCCAGGCGCCAGGTTTGATCTGATGCGGTCATTTTTCTTCTTCTTTCTTCTCGGTTACAGAACCTTTTGTGCCGGCATGCCAATCCAGGAGGGCGTTGAGCCGGGCGATGCACTCCCAGCACCTGGGGTAGTTGGTGGCGATGTTGGCGGCAATCGCAGCGGCTCCAGCGGCTGCGGACGGATGAGGAGATGGGCCGGGGGTTGCGGGCAGGGTTTGACCGGCTGCGGCGGCG